AGCACGTTCACCCTCTACGGAGTAACAGGAGCATAGAAATGGCTAGACAGAAGGTTGTCAACGGGGTCTACTACGACCTGACAGCAGAAGAAGAAGCAGAACTGGATGCGCGGGCTGAGGCTGCTGATCTGGACATGAACATGGTCAGATCGCAACGCAACGGGATGCTCGCAGCAGCAGACTGGACGCAGTTGGGTGACGCAGCGTTGGGCGACCATACCGCTGTGGAGTGGGCTGCGTACCGTCAGTCGTTGCGGGATTTGCCTGCGACGTATTCGCGTGTGTCTGAGGTTGTGTGGCCGATGGACCCACCAACACAGGCTGCTTGGGATGCTGCTGAGGAAGCGGCAAGGCTCGCTGCTGAGTAATGAACGAACCGACCGACATCCGACAGGTAAAGATCCCGACCATCGCGGTCGGACTCATCCTGTCCGTAGCGGTCATCGCAGGAACAATCACATGGTCGTCAGCACGCACAGTGTCACGCATCGACCGCCTCGAAGAGTCGGTTGAATCCATTGAAGATTCGATGGATATGCACGCTTATGCGCGAGTGGAAGATGTTTCGGAAGACATTCGGGATTTAGAAACACGGTTGGCAGCGATGGAAGACCTGTGTAGCCGTGTGGACGCAATGGAGGAACTGGTCGCTGGGGTGGCTTCCTCTGTAAGCGCCTTATTGATGCAGGACGAGCAGTCTTTCTGGGAGGACTGATGCCTACAGTCGTGTACAAGCCAACTCGTAAGATGTTGGGACAGAATGCGCAGTCTATTGAGTACGAACTTCGCAAGATTCAAGAGAAGTTAGACAATTTGGAAGCGCGAGTAACCGCGCTCGGCGGTTAGGAGCAGATATGGGTATCCGCAGATCAGCGGCAGAGTACGGGTCCGTTATAGGCGATCAGGCATTATCCGTTGCGGGTACTGCTGTTGGGTTGACACGACCCGCTGGCGCTATTGCTGCGATGGTTACGAATGGTGCTGAACCGATTCGGATGCGTTGGGATACGCCTACAGCGAGCGTCGGGCATTACATCAATCCGTATAGTGTGATTGATTTGTATGAAGATGATTTGACCGATGTGAAGTTTATTCGGGTTTCTTCAACCAGTACCGCCCATGTCACTTACTTCGGCTAGGAGGAACGATGCCTTCAAGGATAAGCCAACGTATAGATCAGGTTCCTACCGGGGATATAACTGCTGTAACTGCGGGGTCGGGTCTGGCGGGAGGCGGCACCACGGGTGCTGTCACCCTGACTGTCGATACGGATGCCAAGGGCGATCTGATAGTCGGTACAGGTGCCGATACTGCGACCAAGTTGTCGGCGGGTACGAACACGTATGTTCTTACTGCCGATTCAAGTACCGCGAGCGGCCTGAGTTGGACTTCTCCTACCACGGGGGACATAACCGGTGTGACTGCGGGGACTGCGATTAGTGGCGGTGGAAGCAGCGGTACGGTGACTGTGAATGTGAATGTGGAGACTGCGACGTTGCAGTTGGCAGGTCAGGTATATAACTAGTGGCGTATTCGGGTTATGCGGAACGCTCGGGGTCTATGGGGCGTCGTACTCAAGAGTACGGCTATGGTCTTGATGATATTCAGCGTGCTTCCGACCGTTTGGGTCGGGAGCAGTCTATGAATATGTTCCGTACTAATCAGCAGATCAAGAAGGCAGCCCGTGAGTTGCCGGGTTCTTTCAACAGGCGAGGCATGTTGGATTCGGGTCAGTTCCGTAGGGGCCGTGAGATTGCTGCTGGGCAGGCCGAGTTGGGCCGTTCGGGGGTTGAGTCTTCTGCGGAGGCGGCGCGCCGCCAGTTGGATAAGCAGCGCAACTTGTTGGAAGAGAACTTGTATGGCGGTCTGGTCGATGACCAGATCGCTAATGCGATGCGTAGGTTTGCGGTGTCGCAGACGTTGCAGGGTTTGGTGCCGTAATGGGTGGGTTTGGTTTCGATCCGGGTCAGTATGATCGTCCAGCGCGTGTTTCTAGTCCGATGGAATCGGTAGTTCGTTCTAAGCAGGCTAAGGCTTTGGAGGATGCGGTTGCTAGAACTGCTCAGAAGAGTAGTTACAATCCTGCTGACTTTTCGGCAGCGATTCGTGGCGCTGGCCCTTCAGGACCACCTCCAGTGCAGGCGCCTGACATGGCGGCGATTGTCAGAAATGCGGTAGCGAAAGGTGCTGCGGCTGCTGGTGTTCAGCAGCGTCCGGGTCAGCCGATGGGTGGCGATTATCGGAATGCTTACAATCCGGCAGATTTTTCGGCAGCGATAACGAAGACGGGGGCTGATACTGCCGCCGAGTTGGCTGCTTTCTTGAGTACTCTTGCGCCGTCGAATGATGGCGGTACAACTACAGATGCTCCTGCTCTTGATCCTCCTGCTCTTATTCCCCCTCCTGTTGATCCTCCCGCCGGTATCGACCCTCCTCCCCCGCCTCCACCGGGGCCTCCGCCTCCGGCTCCACCAGCGCCAGCCCCTTTGCCTGCGTCGGACCCATCAAACTTTTATCGTCCAGCGGATTTGGATTCTGAAATCCGCAGGTTGATGGGTGAACTCACTACAACCGATTACAGCGCAAAGATTAGAGAGATGATTGGCGAACGTCGGACTGGTGTTACTGAGGCTGAGAGCCGCAGGGGTACTCAGATTGATGAGATTGCCCGACAGTTGGGGATTGATGTAGGCGCCCTTGAAACTGGTCGTCTTGAACAGCAGAAGGCTTTGATTGATGCTGTTGCTGGTCGTGCTTCTGGTTTGACTGGTGGGGTTGCGGATCGTTTGGCTACGGCTCGTGCGGATTTGGGTCCGCAGGTTACGGATGAGTTTGAACAGGTCGCGCAGTTGGTTGGGGGTCAGGCTGGTTCTCAGGCTGCTTCTTCGCAGGACGCCATGTCGCGTCTTGCTCAGATCGCCAATATGGCTTCTGCGGAGCGTGCTGCTGCGCCGGGCCAGTTGGGTGCTGAAGCGAAGTTGGCTTTGGGCGATGAGGCTTTCCGGATGTTGCAGGGGTTGGATCAGGAGCAAACGCAGCGCCTCTTGTCGGAGTCGATGCGTCAGGAAGAGTTCAATACGCAACGTGATGAGGCGATGATTGGGGCGTTGCTTGGCGACATGGGTCGCCGCGAGGACTTCCTTACCCGTGAGGCAGAGCGCCTACAGGGGCAGGCTTTCCAGTCGGATGAGCAGGCGGCGCAGAGGCTGTGGCAGTCGGATGAGGCCAGCGCACAGCGCGATTGGCAGGGTGAGCAGGCTGTTGATGAGCGTGCTTGGCGTGAGGGTGAGTCGGTGTTGGATCGGGCTTTGCGGGTTAGTGAAGCGGAGTTGGGTCGGGATCTTCAGCGCGATCAGATGGCTGAGAGTGGGCGCCAGCGTAGTTTGGATCGGAAGGCCCAGACGGATGCTGCGACTACAAACTTCCAGCGTCAGCAGCAGCAGATTCGTGAAGCGAACACTGAACAGGATCGGATCAGGATTGCTAACAGTGCGGCAGAGAGTGCTGCCGCTGTAGCGGTGGCGGCTGGTTCTGCTGAAGCGGCCAGTTTCTTCATGGGTGTAGATGGCCCTGAAGGTGCAGCGTTGTGGGATGCGCTACCGGAGGCAGCGAAGACTCAGATGTATAAGGATAAGGTGGCTGCTGAGGACACGCAGGGTGCCCGTTGGAATGCGGGTTCTTACGCCAATATGGTTGGTAAGTACGGTCAGGAAAACAGCAGCCATATCCTTCATGCTGAACACATGGTCGGGATGACTGAAGATGAGCAGAAAGTCTATCTGGAAGCGTTGCAGGCTGAGGTTGGGCTAGAGGGCGGTGCGATGGATGCGGACGACATTGGTCGAATCCGATTGTTCTTTGCGGAGATTGATGCTGCGAACAAGGCGGTTCAGGCAGCGAATCAGATAACAGCCCGCGATGCGGTGGGGGGTGCTGGCGCCCGTGGGACCGGTGTCCGCAAGGGCCAGTCGCTACCAGTTCGTGGCGATTTGACTGACCCTGCTGGCGCGTCGATGCGACCGGCGACCCCTGTGCAGCCTGTTGGCGCTCCGGGTACATCTCCGTCAGACCCAACTGCCTATCGTCCCCCGACTGGCTCGTCCATTCCCGTCCTCCAAGAACTTTTGGGGATCATAGGCGTGGGATCGCGTCGCTAGTGTGGCTACAACTAACCCCGAATCTCAAAGACGCATCGCATACGATGCTCTCGCAGGAGTAACGGACACCAGTAATCTTCCCAAGCGGGAGATCACACGACCCACGGTTGCCATGCGACCGACGGTCGCTGCGGCACCGGATACGTCACCGGCCCCCATCCAGTCTTCAGGGATTGGCACGCCGCGTGAGCGCCTTGCCAATATTCTCAATGTAGACCAGAGCGCATTGGGGCGTGTCACCCCCGGTGTGGTGGGTCGCCCTGTTTCGGAGTCAACGCAGCGTTGGGCGGCGCAGTCTCATATCGCTAATACTGCTCCGTGGTATGTGAAGACTCTGACTTCGGGGCCTGTAGGCGGCTTTCTCAACGCTATTCAAAAGCCTTTGGCCTTTACTACGTCTGCTTTGAAGGAAACGATTGACGTATTCACTGGTGAGGATGCCAGTTGGAGTGACTTCAAGCAGCAGTACAACGACAACTATACGTATGGTCGGTTGCTGCATGATTACGATTTGTTGCAGGATCGTGATAGTGGGTGGCAGAAGTTTGGTGCTGCCGCTATCGGGTTTACTGGCGATGTTCTTCTTGATCCGCTTTCCTATTTGGGGTTGGTTGGTAAGGGGATTGGGTTTGGGGCGAAACTCACTACTGCGGGTGCGAGGAACATCACTCGTGAGGTGGCCCGTAAGACTGTGATGGGTAGGTTGCGTGATCTTGGCGGGGACGCCATGACCACTATTGGGAAGAACATGAAGCAGGGTGATTGGCACGCTTTGGCCGATGATCTTGCACAGAAGGCTTCTGCTGGTGGCAAGAAGGGCACCATCAAGAATACTTTGGTAGATCTTGGCGACAATGGTTGGGAGTTGTCCGTCAGGGCGGGTGAGGGTGTTCCTGCGCAGAAGATTATTCTTTCCAATGCGGAAGTAAACGATTTGGAACGATTGGGGGGTCTGATTGGGGACGCACAGCAGAAGGGGGCTACTGCTGTCGCTGGAGATGATCTTCGCTTTGCTGCGAAGATGATGGCCGACAGTGGTCTGGACAGGAACATGCGTCATGGCGCAGACGAGTTCTTTGACGAGTTCGGCAAGGGTATCCGCGAGCAGGTGGCTGAGTCCGGGTTGGACGAGAGCGTTGAAACAACAATCAAGAAATGGACTGGCCGTCAGGTTGTAGATACTGACGCCTACAAGGCGCGGTCGCGGCTACGCAATAGTTACGCTTCGCCTTCTGAACGTCGCAATATCGGTTGGCTATCAGCCGAAGACGCAGCGAACATGAAGTTGGGTTTCGGTTTGAAGGTGCCCGGCACCGGGCCTTTGGGCAGAAAGATGGGGGTCGCTAAGAAGATAGATGATCTCAGCCGAAAGGTTTTCGGGAAGGGACTTGACTCCCCGCACGGCTTGAGGCTGCTTAGTTCTGAAGCACCGATTCTTGGCAAGATGGTTACGGGTATCCCGCAGGGTATTCGTAACGGCATCTTGGCTCAAGCAGCGAAGGCTGCCGGAGCCAAGACTGTTCCAAAGGCCCTCAAGCGTGGTGGTTTGTTCCGTTTGGCTGGCAAGCCTTTCGGTAAAGAGGGCAAGATGTCAGGCAAGTTGGCTGACTTGAAAGCCGTCATTAGAGAATCTAATGACGGCATTCTTGTCCAGCAGGGCAAGCGTGTTGTTCACGCTCTAGCGCGTGGGAAGAACGTGGGCCGGAGTCTGAAGGTTCAGATGTCTGCCCGTGTACGCGCCTACATTGACGAGGTTGATGCTTTCGCTGTAGATAATGATGCGGTTTCTAGGAAAACTGTTTATAGCGCTTTGGGTGGAAACCAAGATGCGATAAGGGAAATTGAGGCTGTTGCTCCGGGTCTGCTTGATAGTGGCCGGGGGATGATGGATGAGTTGCGGGATCTTGCCAACACTTCTAGTGGTCGTGCTGGCGGTTTCTTGGGTTCAGTGGATAACTATGTGCCGCGCACGTTGACTGGTGAGGCGCGCGAGAAAGTACGAACTGCTTTACTTGCGAGAGGGCGTGGTACTTCTCGTTTCCGAGGTGCTGCTGGTGAGCCTAAGGGTCCAGAAATCGGGCGTAAGTATATTTCAAAGCAAGACTTTGATGCGAGAGTAAAGAAGTACAGGAAACAGAACCCTTTGGTATCAAAGGAAGAGGCCGAGCGATTCGTTCGTTCGGACGATGGTGGGTTGGACGCGCGAGCGGTGCAAGGCGATTTCTGGGGAACGGAACTGTTGGAACCCGGTTCCAAAACAGGAACGGTTGATCCTAAGACCGGTCAAGAAATAGTCGCAGGCTCCATTGAGGACCAGATCGCTGACATCCTTGTCGCTTCTGGCGCCGATTACATGCTGTTCACGGATGACCTACAGGTCGCTTTGGATGGGTACATCAATCAGGTTTCGCACAGGGCGGGCGAGGTTTTCGCTGAGAACCTGTTGTTCAACGAGGGGGTGTTGCAGTCCAGCATCGCCCAGTATGTGAAGTTGCCGGATGCTGCTGCGGTAAAGACGGCGCGTGATATTCAGAAGGTCCGCGATGGGTTGGTTCGGGCGACCGCTGATTTGCAGAATGCGATTCGGGAATCGGCTGATCCAACTATTGATTTGGCAAGGAATCGTCAGCAGCAAGACAAGTTGAATCAGATCATCAAGCAGAAGGCCGATGAACTTGATCGTTTGAATGTTCACCAAGAGGATCTTTTGCAGCGGCATGTGGAGGCATCGGATCGTTTCGCTGCCAACCGCAAGGAGATGCGTGAACTTGGGGATCAGATGCAGCAGTTGGAAGCAGAGATTGCTTCCACCCCTGCTGGTCCTCAACTGGTGAAACTGGAGAAGGAGCGCATACGTCTAAACAATGCTTTGGCGCACGCTTCCAACGATGCTCCGACGTTGCGGTTCGCATATGACACTTTGACTTCAGGCACCATTCAGGTCATGAAACTTGAGCGTGCTGTTAGCAGGATCTTTGGTACGCCTGAAGCGTTTGAAGCGTTCGTTGGTAACGACTTGTTGCGCACATCCATGTTCTCTATGGATGTAAGCGACATTGATGCGAGCCTGAGAGAGATGGCAAACGCGGGGAATCTGCCAGAGTCTGTTTTTCAGCGACCTGCTGATGGCAAGTGGGTTTACCAGACTCCTGAGGGCAAGTCCCTTGAGATGGAAAAACTGTTCATGGATCTTGATGAGGTTCTGGGGCAGACGGATGCGGATGGCATAGGCCAATGGGTCAGCGTCGAAGCCGACTTGAATGTTTTCGGTCACTTGGCGAACGATGCCGCAAAGATTGATTTCGCTTTGACCCGGATGCGTAAAGACATTGATGAGATGGCTGGTGTCATCAACGAATACGCTGAGGTGGCCCCTGAGGTTCTTGCCCCTAATGGGGGGCGTCCGCTGCCTACACCTGATGAGGTGGTGGCAGCGCAGCAGGTGATCCTTGATGCGTCTGATGTCGGGTTTTCTGACGCTGTTGTGATGAGTGACCCGGCGGTTCGGGAGGCGTTGCAAACCTATTACGCGGGGTCAAGTCTGCCTGTGTCGCAGTTCATTGAGGGAGGCGCTGACCTTGATGGTGTGTTGACGCAGATCCGTTCGACGTTGGAGGGCAGCGTTGATGGGGTCAACAGTGTTCTGAAAACAATCCAAGATACTGCCGCAGCGGCTGGTCAGCCTGTCCGCTTGCGGATTGTTGACGCCGATGGTACGGAACGCTTGTTGACTGTTGCCGATTACGTGCAGTTGGAACACCACTACAAGGCGATGGAACAATACCGTTCAACGATGAGTTCGCCTATTGCTAATACGCGACCCGCTGTTGAAGACATCCTCAACGGGGATCAAATAAGTGGCAGGTTGGGTAGCAACGAGGGGGGGCTATTTGAATACGACGGAAGAAAGTATTACGTCAAACGATATGACGACGTAACTGCTGATGGCACCCAGATGCCTCCGGGTACCGGCAGGAGGCGTCTTACCGGTGAGGTTCTGGGCAATGCCTTGTACCGGGAGTTAGGTCTTGCCGTTCCTAACTCGTATGCGTCACGCAATATGGCAGATGGGTCGCTGTGGCATGTGTCCCCGTGGATAGAGAACATCGAAACTGTTCAACAGTTCTATCAAGCGACTGGTGTCGCTGTGGACGCAACAGTGGTTGCACACGATGCTGATGGTCTTATGCGTTTGACAACCTTGGATAATGTTCGTCCTAACGAAACGTCGGCACCGCTTGCAATGGTGGTTTCCAAGGGGATGGCGGCTGACTTGCTGTTGGCTAACTGGGATGTCGTTGGTGGGGGTTACAACAACATAGGTGTTTCATCTATTGATGGGTTGGTTCGGATAGATCAGGGTTCGTCGTTCTTCTATCGCGCCGAGGGGGCCGCTAAGGCCGACAGCGGTTGGAACTGGGCTGCGATGTCCGACATCGACAGCCAAGGCGGGATGTTGGATCAGGCCATGAATGAGAATTATGGGCGCTTGGCGAATCTTGGCATGGCTGACGACCTTACTGCGGAATTGGCACTTCAGGTCGGAAAGATTTTGGATCTGCGCTTAGAGTCCGGGGGGATGGAGGCGTGGGTTCGCCGGATGATGCCCACTCCTGAAGATGCGTTGGATGAGTTGGACCCGTTTGTTGAGTTCCTTGAGAAGCGGTTGGAGGTTTTGGCCGACAAGTTCAGTCTGCCGTTTATTGCGGCGGATAGCCCGGACATGGTGAAGGCTGCTTTGGCTCAACGTGGTTTCTCGCAGGAAGTTATTCAAGCGGCCGATGAGGCAGGGACCACGATGCAGTTGTTCCATTTCACGGCTAATGCTCCACCGGTATCGTTGACTTCCACGTATGGGAACAAGGGTAGTGGATGGTTTGATACAACATTTTTGAATTCGACGCCGGGCAATATGTATTACACGGCTTCGGGGACAGAGTATGGGTACAACCTGTTGCTGGATTTGCCTGAAGGTGCGAACAGCATCAAGGTTTATGGGCTGCCTTACGGATCAAGCGAGGCTGATGCGGCGCAGGTGGCTATTGATATTTCGCGGGCGAGTAGCCCCGATGAAGTCGCTGACATTGTAGACAATGCTTCGCATGGGGGTGGTAGTCGGAGTGGTGCTTGGGAGAACACTGGTGGTGCCACCGCCGCACAGGGTGATTACTATTTAGATCAGTTCTCTCGTGTCTATGAGTCGAATCCTCAGTTGGTGCGGCAGATGCGTCAGGTCATGCAGGCATGGGTTGCTAGGGGTGAGAACGTGGCCCCTGAAGTGGTGCAGGTATTGGATGCGTTGCGGTATGCGGATGAACTGGGGGATGTGCGGGTACCTACTGACATTAGTAATTGGACTACGGAGGCGGCAGGTTCTTCTGAGATTGTTCAGAAGATTGCCGATTCTTCTTATAGGGACCGCATTGAATTCGCCATGTGGTTACAGGCGCAGGATGCTGCGGACATGATTCCTCCCGGTGGACCGGAAAATCTGTCGGAAGAGTTCGCCCATTATCTTTGGACGATGGACCCGGATCTGAACCCCGGAGGAATTGGAAATGGTTCAATCGGTCTGGATGATCGGCGGTTTGAGTTTGGAAGGGTAATAAATGCCGCGTTCACTGGTGAACCCGCGCATTTCGGTGGGGTAGGTGCCGGTGGTCTGGTGGACTTTGCGGATGAGGCCGAGATGGCGAGAGGTGCTTTCGGGTGGGAAGGGATGTTGGAATCCCCCGCAACCGCAGGTCGCGGTGGAGGCCATCAGCAATTGAGGGCCGGAACTGGTGGCGATAGCGGCAAAGACGCAACAATGCGTCGGTGGTATCTAACGCAGTTCAATCAGGAGTTTCAGAACTCGCTGACAGCCGACGGGTATTCTGCCGCGTTCTGGGTGAACGGCGGCGCCTTAGGCGACTCTGTGAGAGTTCCGGGTGCTAGCGGGTTGAATGCTTTTGGTCAACGCAAGTTCGCTAATTTCATGTCTACCAATCCGTTGGCTACGAGGTCGATGGATGTGTCGATGACGCATCGCAACATTTCCCGGTTGACCGGCAACGAGGTTGTGGATGGGAAGTTGGTGCCAGCGAAGGAAGCGATAACGGAAGCAGACATTGCACCGGGAGGATTTGCCGAAAAGTTGGATGCCGACAGTCTTGAACTCCAATTTGAGCGACTTGCAGAGGATATAGCCGAACAGGAAGCGATGATAGCGAACCCGTTTGGTGCGACGGAGTTGGAAAAGGTGCCGTGGGTAGAACTCAAGGATGACATGACGCATCCTTTCTGGGTGGATGCGAAAGACTTGAAGCAGGAGATGATTGATGCGGGCCAACTATCGGCCGATGAGATTGATGACGAGTTAGAAGTCTTGTACACGTTCGGTTGGGACATCGACGGAAACGAAACTGAACTGGCCGCGTGGATGAGGGGACGGGGTGAGGACGATGCGTTTGATCCAACTTACCGGCTAGACGCCGCGCAAAAGGCTAAAGAGGGTGAGACTCTATTCATCGAACCTGCTGCGTTCTTCGAATGGTTCCAAGAAATATCTGAGATGCCCAAACGGACTGTGGGCAGCAACAAGTCGCCAGAGGATCTTCTACAACAGTTGGTTGAACGGCGCGCCGAACTCGTCGCAGACCAGCAACTCGCCACTCAGGCTTATGTTGAAACCGCAGGCCAGATGCTTTCTGAGATGGAACTCAAGGCGGCTAGGGAAGCGATTGAACGTGGAACACCTCCTGATTCGTGGGTTGCCGATCTAGCGGACACTGAAAGGTGGCTTGTCAGTAGCGGCATGGATGAGAAGCAGCGTCAGATCGACGAGGCTTTGGACATGCTGGATCGTTTGGGTGCCCCGGTCGATACTCCGTTGGAGGATCTACCGGATGATTTGATTGAGTTGCGGTTGGCTGTAGGCGCTCTCATTGAGGGTGATAACGCGATGTTGAACCTTGCGTTGGATGAGTTCCAACGCGGCGCTGAGGGGTGGACTGATCTGGTGTCGAAGTTGCCTGACCAGAAGTTGGGCGATCTTCATAAGGTGCCGCAAGCGGAGGAAATGGTTGAGGACATTTTCTTCTCTGGGATGAAATCGTTTGGTCGCTTACAGGGCAATGAGACTCTGGTTGATTCGATGCTTGCGACTGAGATGTTTGCTGCGCGTGGTGGCGCTGCGGGGTTCTTGAGCAAGTACGACAAGTTGCATAATCTTTTGCGTGCTTACATGATTGCGAAGCCGGGGTTTCACGGGCGCAACTTCCTGTCTGGTGCGTTCATGAATCATCTTGCTGGTATGGATTGGTCTAGTTACCGCAAGTTCATGCGTGCGTATTGGAAGTATCAGGAGGAAGAGGCGGTTTCTGCGGGGTTGACGAAGAAGGCTGCGCGGATGCGTAAGGCGATGCGTGGTCGGATGATTGATCCGGGGAATGTAAACAAAGCGGATGTGGAGATTGTTAGGGAGTTGGCGCGGACGGGGAGTTTGGGTTCTGCTTCTGGTCAGGTTGCTTCTGAGTTTGTGGAGTCTTCCGGTCGCGGGATATTGGCTCGCCGGTTGGCGCCGAACGCCAACTTCCGTATCGGTGGGAAGGAAGTCAACATAGTTGATGCCATCAACCCGATGAATACACGCAACGCCCCGTTGCGTTTGTCTAAGAACTTCGGTATGGCGACTGAGACTTTCTTGCGTGGGTCGCTTGGTTTCGACACGTTGAAGAAGGGCGGCAACGCCAGCGAAGCGTTCGACAACATCATGAAGTTCCATTTCGATTACGACGATCTGTCGGACTTTGAACGCAACGTCGTGAAGCGGGTGGTTCCGTTCTATACGTGGACTCGTAAGAACATGCCTTTGATGATGGAACAGTTTGCGCGCCAACCGGAGGTGTTCAACCGGTACGTGAGTTTGAAGAAGGAAGTTGAACTCATGTCGAAGGACGATGAGGGGGGTGTCACTCCGCGTTGGATGCAACGTCAGGGCGCTATCCGTTTGCCGTGGAAGTATGAGGGTGAGAACATGATGATCTTGCCTGACATGCCGTTCAAGGCTCCGCTTGAACTGCTTGATCCTGCGCTTGCTTTCGATAAAGACCTTGGGATCATGGAGCGTGCGGAGATTGCGTTGGGAACGATTGGTACACAGTTGACGCCGATCATCAAGTCGCCTTATGAGTGGAAGGCGAAGCAGAATCTTTGGAAGGGTTACAGTTTCGATGGTCGCCCGGAGCCTGTACCGACTGCGTATTCGATGATTCCCGGCATGATGAATGGCTTGCAGATACTTGGTATCGCTTCAAAGAATTACGAGGGTGACTGGGTGATGCCAGACCATGCGTTGCATGGCATGGCACAGTTGTTGCCTACGTTCACGGATTTGCGACGGTTGTTCCCTGATGAAGAGAAGTATCAGCAGCGCTCTGTGAGCAATTGGATTTCTTGGTTTGCTGGTATTGGGTTGCGAACGAACACGAAGTGGGAGCAGCAGCAGGAGATTATTTCTCGCCAGTACGACATGCGGGAAGAGCGTTCGCAGGAGCGGGCGTTGAGAAGGTCGCATTTGTAGCGAGGGACAAAGTAGTCTTAGGGTATGGACTACATCTCGCGCGAGGAATGGGGGGCCATCGACACTGGGAAGCGTTTACACGGCTTCTGGCGTCCGGTGCAAGGGATTGTCGCCCATCACACGACGGGGCCGTCACACAGCCCGTGGGACCGTGTGAGAGGACACGACAGGTACCATGTGGAATCCCGTGGGTGGGATTCCATCGCCTACAACTGGTTGGTATCTGGTGAAACGGGTGAGATATTTGAGGGACGCGGGTGGAAGCGTGGCGCTGCCACCCGTGGTTGGAACTCCAAGTCTATTTCTGTTGCGTACATTGGAGATACCGATGATGCGTTCACAGAATCCGGTAAGAATGCGTTTCTTACCGTCGTCGGGGCAATTAGGGAACAATATGGTGACCACCTGTGGGTACGGTGCCATAAGGATTTCTCGTCTACGACATGCCCCGGCGAGAAACTGACAGCGTGGGTCCAAGAAGGGACGCCTGCTGGCGACAAGCCAGCGAACGTGGCTGTCGATTGGAATGGGATTGTCCGCTACATTCTGGAGGCGGGACAAAGCGCCCTTCCTATTAGGAGGGGTTCTAAAGGTAAGTGGGTTGCGCTAGCGCAGAAGCGTTTGAATGACAGAGGCGCGAACCTAAAGGTCGATGGCATTTACGGAGCGAAGTCTCGGAATGCCTGCAAAGAATGGCAATCCCAGTTCGCTTTGAAAGCGAACGGGGTCATTGATTCAGACACATGGAAGGTGTTGTGGACAGCATGATGGATATTATGGAACGCTCTGGTTGGACTTTCGTTCAGGCTTTTCTAGCCGTGTTCGTGATCGGAGATCAGGGAACTTTGAAGGTAGCGTTGATAGCGGGTGCGGCTGCGGCCCTTTCGGTCGTGAAGGGTTACGCAAAGGATCGCATCGGCTGATGTCAGGGGAGCCTGTAGACGCGGCGTTTGCCAAATGGCATGACGAGTACGGCTATATGGCTACCGAAATCTATAAAGAGATTCGAAAGACTTCGCACCTGTTGGACATAACCGACGGGAATCACGCCAAGTGGAACGAATCCGATCTGGGTGTGCTGATCGTTCTTCCTTACGAACGCGCTATGGCGTTCGCTGCGGAAAATATCGTCGGTGATTTCGACGACAGCCCAGTCCACAACTACGTATTCTCCACCCTGACTGCCCTCATCATGGGCAGCATGGATGCTTTAGACGAGTTGGATTACGACTGATTCGCTGCCATCGGCAGATTCCAAAGGCCGTATTCCCACATCATACCGATGACGGAATAGCCGACCAGATCCACAAACGAATCCGCTAAGGATTCGTTACTGGGTTCATCCGTTCGATTCACTAGATTCTCTATGCGTGCGATCTTGTCGTGCATCCGCACCAAGATTCCGTCACGCCCAAACCGGCTGATGTTCTCGTAGCCGTAGTCGTTTTGCTTGCGCCCAAGCAGCGGAAGTATGGACTCTGCTGTCAACGCAACGCACGCACCAGTGCTGTAGGCGGCAAGCATCGTCGCGCTCGCAAGGCTCTTGAACCATTCCCAAGCAGGCCCGTCGTCAGACCCGTACCATTGCTCCGTCAGCCCGTCGTATTCTTCACGCAGGCTGACGAGCCAGTCCGTGGAACTACTCCACGACGGATGCGACTGGATTGCTTCAAGCCGCGAATGATGGGCCTTGTCTATTTGCCAAGCGCAAAGCCCGGCTGCGCTTTCCCAAGTCTTCGGCTGGATAAGAGGAACTTCATTCTCCACGTAAATACCTCCTGATTGTCGGATCATTTGCTAGATATGTTTTCAATTTGTGCAACAACGCATCACGTTTTCTGGCGACAGTTGTCTTCGGCATTCCTAATACAAACTCAACTTGACGCAGGCTCATCTTCTCAAAAAGCAGGGCGTTGAGTAACCATTGTTCCCAATCTTCCAAATGATTTAGTGCGTTCAACACTATTTCTTGGAGTTCAGCCTGCTCGTCCTTGGAGGTGAGCGGCTCGTCGGGACCGGCCCGCTGCAACGCCTCCATCGGCGTTGCTGGTAACTGACTGTGATTTCCGTAGCGTTGAGAAAGAGAAACTAACGCTATGGGGTCAAAGGAATACTCACGTTTTGCCATCAGTGTCAGTGTAAGTCATGGGTGCGTTGAGGAACTCTTCAGCGATCACGCGAGTATCTTCGCTGTAACCCGAAGGCTCACCCTTCTCCCATGCTTCGTCGTGGTCGATCCACCCTAAGATTTCAACTGCCCGGAACTCAGGTGCAACAGGCTTCACCACAAACA